TCAACAGCTCTTATTGCAAAGTTTCTAAGTTGTACATTTTCATCATTAGCTAATGATATAAATAACTCAGGGTTATTTCTAGCAAATAATATTACATCTCTTTTTATTTCTTTAGACGACATATCATTTACTTTAGAACCTAATTCAACTCTTAATATTGCTTCAGCAAAATCAACCTCCATAGTCATCGCTGAGTTCATTGCTTCTACTTGACTGTTTAAAGTATCTAACTCGTCTACAGCTTCTTCCACAGCGCTATATTCTTCATATGCTTTACCTTTTAAAGGGTGGTATAAAGATAATAATTTTTGTAAATTTTGTTTAGATTTATCTACCTTCAAAGTACCGTTGTCAAAACGTATGTGGCCCATTGTGCACTCTCCATTTTGTTCATCAACTAACGGTGAGTCTTGATTAGTAGCATATTTTAATTCTCTTTGTTTTCCAGTTTTTTCATCAAAATAAAGCAACGCGTGCTTTCTAGTGTGTTTACCTGGTATAGTATATGTTAAAGGTGTTTTGTTACCTTTAAGAAAATATACTCTATCTTTTATTTCCCAACTTGGTTTAGCTGGTTTTGTTGGTGCAGTTTTTACCGCTACCTCTTGAGGTGCAACCTCAACAGTTTCTGCTTGAGCTTTTTTAGCCATAATATAATATAATTAAATAGTTTATAAAAGTAATAATTACCCCCGTTGATATAACGAGGGTAAGAATTACATTTGTTGAATCAATTAGATTCCTCTGAATAATACAAAGTTGTTAGCAGCTTGAGTTACTAAACATCTTTCTGATAGGAAGTTTACTTCCATAGCATCAAGAGTTGAAGTCATTGCTCCACCTGCAGAACCAGTTAACCATGATTTCATTCTTCTATCATCAGCTTGAGACGCTCTGTATCTTACGTGTAAGAAAGGTCTTCTGATGTTAGTTCCTAAAATTTGATCGTATACTGTTGAAGTTCCAGCTGGTACTAATACACCTTCGATTGAGTTGATACCTACAATACCACCTCTTGTAGAAGCGTCGTTTAAGTATTTCCAATCAGTTTTGTAAAAGTCGTAAGAACCTCTTCTGAATCCTGAGAATCCAAGGTTTAAAGCCATTTCTTCTGAGTTTTCAAATAAACCAAAAGCAGTTCCTCCAGCGAATCCACCAGAGATGCTTGCTAGCATATCATCAAAATCTAAAGAAGTTTGTCTTTGTAAGAAAAGCATGTTTTCTTCAATTGCTCCTTGAGTGTCTAAGTTTTTAAGAATTGCGTCAAATTCATCAAGACCTGCAGCAGCAGTAAATCCTGTTTGTACATTTCCTCTAGACTGTATAGCAGCGAATAAACCTTCTGAACCTGGGCTAACATTCTGTGCAGCTTGGTTTCCTACTTGGTTAAATTCTGCTTCAACCATACTCATTTCTAAGTAATCTTCAAAACGTAGTCTAGTTTCAGACTCAGCTTTTAAGTACCATAAATACCCAGATGTTCCATCTTCAGTAGCAACTTCAACCCATCCAATTTGTGCCATATCAGAACCAGATACTACGTATTGGCTTCTTAATATGATTGGTGAATTAGAAAATTGAGTAAATTGAGGCTCAACAGATACTCTAGGTGAGTTTTGAACGTTAGGAGCAACCGCTCCAGCCATACTTTGACCTTTTTGGTAATCAGAACCGTAAACAAATATTTTACACCCTACAGCTGCAATAGCCGCTGGAAGTCTTACATTATCAAATGGTTGATAGTGTATAACATTAGGAGTACCGGCAAGAGCACCTGTTCCGTAAGCACCAGAGTCAACAACAATACCTTTTGATTCAAGACCTGTAACAGGGTTTAAAACAACAATAGTATCATTTATTGATATTGTGTTTACAGCTGGCGCTGCTATAGTAATAGCACTTAAAGGAGCCGCGCCTACGTTAGCAATTGCTACTCCAGTGTAAGATATATGTAATCTATTTTGCTCAGACCAAATTACTTGATCAGATGTCATTGGCATTTCAGCGCCAACCATTCTTAAGAAGCCAGATAACGTTCTGTTTCCATAACGTTCTACTTCTTGTTCGTAAATTTCAGGTAAATATTGTTGTGCAAAAGTATTTGTGTTTCCAGCTGTTCCAGCGTTAAACTGTAAATAATTGCTATTCAATACCTCCTGAGTTCCTGAAGGGATTAACCCTCCAAACTGTGGATTTAAAGCCATTTTTTTTTGTTTTTTTTAGTTAAATTTTCTTGTTTTTATTTTTAGTTTTGTAGAGTCAGCACCACTAATCGCCTTCACTTTCATACCGTTAATAAATACTTCACCTTGAGATTTTCTAGCTTGAGAATCTACAGGGTTTTTAGACTTAGTAACAACATCTTTAATAGCATCAGCTTTTCCTTGCTCATAAAAATGAGCTGCGATCCTGTCTACGTTGTCAGCAGCGTACATAGCTTTGTGATAACCTTTAGTATCAGTAACATTACCTTCTGTGTCTAAGAACTTCCCGACTAGGTTATTAATGTTTGATTGGTTTTCAGCAACTTTATCTTTATTTTGAATGTTGTACTTATAATTTGTTTCACCAACTTTAATATCGAAACCTTCGAAATCGTTGTTGAAAAGTTCTTTAGTACTTTCTTTAAATTTAGCATGTTGTTGCTCAGCTGTTTCTTGCTGCTTGTTATAGCGATTGAAAAAATCCATAGCTTTTTGTTGGTCCTGAGTTACGCCGGGTCTCAACTTGATTTCGTCGTAATATTTTTTTTTCGTTTCCTCTAAAAAGTTTTTTGCTTTTGCAATCTCTTCTTTTTTAGCGAGTTTCTTTTTACGGACGTCACGCTCCTCGTCCAAGTCTTCATCAAATGAAAAATTATCTTCCATGATAAATCCTATTTCTTCCTCGTTTAAATGAGGTTTAGCTTTTTTATAGTATTCTTTTAATAAAGTATTTTCATCAACGCTACTATAATCAGCATTTAATCTTGTATAATCTTCTATAGTTCCACCAGTTTCTTCCATAAACGAAACTAATTTTTCTATATTTTCAGGTAACTTTTTACCTAGTATTCTTTCGTCTTGTATAGCTTTTGTTACTTCTTTTTCAACTTCTTTAACTTCAGCTTCAGTTACTTCTTTGATCGGAGAAAACCCTTCAGCAGTCTCGTTGGACTCTTGTACAGGTTCTCCCACCTCTGTGCTATCTCCGGATGGTTTTTCCACAGGTACTTCCTTTGTTTCTCCGATTTGAATGGCATCTTCTTTTGGTATTGTTACTTTAGTTACTTCAGGTGCTGTTTCAATTAAAGGTTCTTTTATGTTAACTTTAATTGGCTCATCACTTTGTTTTGTTAATTTTTTTGGTGTTTTGTTTTTAGACTTTATTTTAAAGTCACCTTCCTGTTTAACAGGTTCATTTGTTTTTGTTTCTGACATAATATAATATAATTAAATAATTAAATAATTAAGCAAAAGCTTGCATGTCCATACCGCCTTTTTCTTCAAAGTTTATAGGTGGATCATCATTTTGTCTTTGTGCTATTAATTCACTTTGTTGCGTGCCTTCCATTTTAATACGCTTATCTTTACGATCTTCAATTTCTTGTTCTTTTTGTTTTTGAGCTTGAGCTTCTATCTTTTTTAATTCTAAGTCAAACTTATGTTGCATTTGCATTTTTTGCTGATCTAATTGATGAGCAGTATTCATGCGCTGTATTTCCATTTGATTTTTAGCTTGCTCTAATTTTACTGTAGCTCCAGATATAGCTTCTTGCTTTTGTACTTCAGCCATTGCTGTTTTTTCTGCAGTTTGAGCTTGAGCATCTGCTTGAGCTTTAATATTAGCTTGTTGCGCTAGTTGATCTTGTTTAGCTTTAGCCTTACGCTTAATCTTAAGCATTTGATTAGCTAATTTAAGATTTTTAATTTGTCTTAAATCTATAGCATCTTCTAAATCAATACCACCTTTTTGTAAAGCAACTTGTATGTTTTGCTCTAACTGTTGTTGCTCTTCTTCATCTGGTTCTAATTCTAAGAATATACCAAAATCATGTAAGTTTAAATTAGATACTTCAATTAAAGTATTTACATTGTAGTTAGATATAGAGTTTTGTAATGAAGCAGCAGTTAATGGAAACTCTAATGCATCAGCTATTTTTAAAGCTATATTCTCTGCTATTATAAGACTTATATACAAACTAGACTGCTTGATATGTCTTGTAGCAACATTAGATGCATTAGCTGCTATCTTTTGTAATCCTACTAGCGTTTGTTTATCTGGCGTACTACCATCACGAGCTTCATTAAGCCCGGTTACGTCACGTATCATTTGTAAATAATACTGATATGTATTAATAAGACTTTGTATTTTTTGTTGACCACTAGAACTACTAAGTTCTTGTATTGGAACTTTACCAGCGTTCATATCACCATCCTGAGTTAGCGATCTACCAACAATACTACCAGTTTGGAAATACATATTAAGTGCTTCTGCTGGATTATAATTTGTACCGTTACCTAAATCAACTTCTGCTAAACCGTCCATATCTAAATAAACACCGTCAGGTACTATTCTAGACATAACTTGTTGTAATTTTAAATGCGTCAATTGAATCATATCAGCAAAACCTATACACTTACTTACTAATGATTCTATTCTACCTTTATATATTCTAGGCGCGCATATAGCATAATTCATTTTAACCTTTGTAGTATCTGCAGTAGGTCTTGACATGTTCTCTGCAAGTTCCCATTTTAACATAGTGTCAGTACCTAAAACTTTAGCACCGCTGTATAAAACCTCTATAGATCTTGATACTCTTTCAAAGTTTTCATTTTCTGGTGGATTAAATGTATCTGGCTTTTCTAAAGCTTTCATTAACCCTTGTTCTGTTTGTTTAATTTTAAATACTTGATTATGATATGTTTTATAATCAAAGTATAAAACTTGAACAGTGTTCTCATCATAATCACCCCAACCAGTAACATAAGATCTGTTACCCGGCATTGCTTGTATTCTTTTTAGTTCTTCTTCAGTAATATCTGGAAACTCTTTTTTAAGTTCAGGTATTGTTATAGCTTTTAATTCACCAACATAATATATATCTTCAAAGTTAGGATCTTCAGAATATGAATATACCATATAAGCAGGATCTACGTAGTCAACTGTAATTCCTTCAGCTGTATTGAAATTAGTTTTAGCAGCACCAATACCACAAACAGTTAAGTCCATGTTTATTCTACGTTTAACTAAATCATATTTGTTTTGTGCTAACACAGTAGATATAGCTTCTTCTTCTGCTATTTCAATTGACTGCTTGTAACTAAGCTGCATGTGTAGCTCTAGCTCTTCTGCTGTTTCTGGTATTACATCTTTGTTTGGGCTTTGATATAAATCAATACCTAATGTTGAGTTTAAAGAATCTAAATATTCTTTAGCTACCATATCTTCTTGTAGCCTTGAAGCGTACTCTGTTCTTTTCTTTATAGATTCAGGGTCTTGAGCATAAGCTTTTATATCGTAACTTTTATTTGATATACCGTTAACAACTATATCAACAAATTTAGATAATATAGGAACTGGCTTCCAGTCTAAATTAAGATAAGACAAATCACCATTAATAGATAATTCATCTTTGTATTTTTGTATACTTTGTTCACCACGAGCGTACAGTCTTAATTGGTGAAATTGATTCCAATTAGTTAAATACCTGTTACCAGAAGTTCTGCCTTGACCAAACCACTCATATTCTATCGCCATAGCAACTTGACTTCCGTATTCCAAACTTGCTTTTTCAGCATCACTTACTACTTGACTAGGGAAAGCACTGTTTGTGTTAGTATATATATTCATTTAACTTATAATTTTTGATGTAGTTCCTTGATTGTTGTATTTTTTAATACCTAAATCTATTGCTTTTAATTCAATTTTATTGACTGGTGAATACCTATGTTTATTACAGGCCATTAAAGCTAGACCTGAACTAATAGAGGCATCGTGTGATGTTCTATTATTTATATTAAATTGAGCCCAGTCTTCTAGCGTTCTTTGAAAGTAAGTGTCACCATAACCTGTTTCTCTTTTACCAACAAAGTTTTCTATGTATGTTTCTATTGCAGACGCGTGAGCTTGTTTTATATCTTCACTTGAGTTAGGTATTCCACCTATTTCTTTTTCTGTTATAGATAATTTGTTTCTTTTTTTATCTGGCCTGTTCATTGCAAAACCTCTATAACCTCTACGTTTAAAATAATAAAGTAATCTTGGTTTATTGTTTTCTGCTAGTATTGGCATACCATAAAATACGCAAGCCATAAGTACATCTTCAAAAAATATTTCAGCTGTTTGTGGACGAGCGATATATTCTAAGAAAAAATGATTTGGTGGTACTTCTTCCATGCTAAATTTAGTTAAACCATGTAGAGAACCATTAGAACCTCTTTTATCTACTGTGCCTGATATATCATATGGATCACATCCAAAAGCACCACAATGCTCGTTACCAGGGTAATTAACTCCGTGTCTTGTAAATCTTTTATTTTGCAAGTGTATCGGTGGAACCCAGGTAATAAAAAATCTACCATTTTTATTTGGCATAAAAATTACTTTACTATCCTTTTGTCCGTTTTCCCATTGAAAACTACCTTTAGTTACTTGCTTAAAGTTTTGTACATCTTCGTTAAAATCTATTTGTTGATATATCTTTGTTAGGTTAAATAAAGACATTTTAGATTCATCTCTAAACGCGTGTTTAGTTGTACGAGGAAACTGTCTATAAAATTCGTTTAAACCGTCTTGATCATCTTTAAGACCTTCTACTTCATTATTCCAGTATTCAATAACCCCAATCGTGATTGGTGTTCCATGAGGTCCATGCACTTTTTTTGATGGCGTTTCGAAGACAGGGTGGCCATAAGAATCAATGTATCCCTCGTAATTCCATTCCATAGGAATGAACAAAGAATAGAGTCCTGAACGAGTTTGTCCATTGGCATTTCTTTTTGTAACGTCTGAGTCATCATAT